ACGCCAGCCACGGTGGCGCTGGAAGACGCCGACAGGGTCGTAAATGCGCCAGTGCTTGCGGTCGTTCCGCCGATTGCGGTGTTGTCAATCGTTGCGCCAGTGAACGCCCCGCCAGTCACCGTTTTGCCAGTAAAAGTCAAAGCGGCTGGGAGCGACAGAGTTACGGTCGTTGTGCCCGCCGCAGTTATTTCGTTTGCCGTGCCGTTGATGGCGGTCACCGCGCCAATCGCGGAGGCGCTGATTGAGACGTTTGAGGCGGCTGTCAGTTGGCCTTGGGCGTTGACGGTGAACGTACCCACTTGTGTGCTGGATCCGTACGACCCGGCAGTGACGGCGGTGTTGGCAATTGAGATCGTGCCAACGCCAAAAATAGGCCCACCAGTCAGGCCCGTTCCAGTATCAATTTCCGTGACGCCGCCAGACAGCGAAAACTGCCTCCACGAGCCGCCAGAGTATCCATAAAAACCGCCCAAGGTGGTGTCGTAGCGGAACATACCGACCTGAGGAGCAACAGGCTGTTGTCCTGTCGTGCCTTTGGGCACGGTAACCGATCCGGTTCCGGGCAAAATTGCGTTGTCGGCAATTGAAAACACCGGGTTTCCAACTCCGTTGGTGTTTGTGATGCCAATTTGATCTGAAGTGCCCACCAAGGTGGTCGAAGTGACCGATCCGTCGGTCTTGAGGATCACAAAACCGTTAAAACTCGCGTTTGCAAGGTTCAAAATCTGCCCGGTTAGGCTGATTGTGGGGTTCCCAGAGATGCCATCGCCGTTTGAGATGGACAAACCAGTGCCAGAAACCGCAATAGAGCGGCCCGTAATGGCGGTAGAAGACGTTTTTACCTGAAAACCAGTACCGGAGTTCACCAACGCCAGCAAAGCGCCTGTGGTTCCGATATTGAAGAGGCCCTGAGCCCCTCCGTCGGTGATGGTCAAGCCGTTGGTCACGCCAACGTAACGGCTATTAGGCAGGCTTGTCTGCTGGGTGGCCGTTAGAAAGTTTTGAGTTTGCGAAGGGGATGCGGCAATTGCCCCCGTGGTCGTTCGAACGGTGACGCCGTTCTGAACAATCGGAACAGACTCAGCGCCAGTAATTGCACCAGCGGCAGGAAGTTGGGTAATGGTGACTTGTGCTGACATTTATGTGCTCGTATTGTCTGGCGGGTTCGGTGCAATTGTGTCCTCGTTCCCATTGTTAGTCGGCGTTTGCGTGTTCCCTTCGGTCGAAATCTGGAACTGGCTGGAGCCGTCTAGGTTCTGGCTACCAGTCATCAAGTAATTGTCATTCGCGGCGACGCTCACGTCAGGCCGTGGAAACCGCAAGTTGATGCGCTCGGTCTTGCGCGCAGGCAGGCGGTAAGGGTCGAGGTTGTCGCGGCAACCCTCGTCACAAACGCGCAAGCCGGGAAAGTTTGGATCTGGCCCAAGGTTGACAAACGCCCGTTTCATCTTGCAACGGTCGCAGACGGCTATCGCCAAAGACGAATTGCCGCGAGTGTCAAGCCATATTGGCATTATCTTGTGTACACCGAAATGTTCGGAGCCCAATAAATTGGGGACTTGTCGCGTTCCTCTTGCTCGGCCTCGTTGAGGTACTGAGCCGCCATCTTCTCGAGGTACATGACGCGGTTCAGATCCACCTGAGGCATCTCAAGCGCCATCCGGTGGGCGAGGTTCATCACCACCGCCTCGTACCAGCGCTGGGGCACTTCGAGTTCGTCAGACAAAGCGCCGACGTCCATAACCTGCCGGGAGTACCAAACGGTCATCTGGACAAAGTCGTTGCTCGGCGTGGGCCACAACACAATGTTTGGCTCAGGGATTGTGCGCTCAAAGTAGAACTGGTAGGGCTGGTTTGCCGTGAAGTTCTTGTTGGGCAGGTTCGTGTAGTCGTCGCGGTTCAGGCGGGACATCTGCAACTCTCTCGAGTTGTTGCCGAAGTAGAGTTCGCGCAAGGACAGAGTCGTGCCGCCAGTTGCCCGGATCCGGTAATAGGCCACGTTTTGGCCCGGGTTGATGTCTTGCCAAACCCATTCGCTATCCGAAACGGTTTGGTTTGTCGCTGTGTACAGCGTGTTCCATGTGGAACCGTCAATCGAGTACTCGTAGACGTAGTTCCAGACAGCGGAGCCGCCCCCGGCGATGTAAGGCAAGATTCCAATGGATCCAATGTAGATCGGATTGCTCGTGCCGTAGTTGACCGCGATGTTTCCGTTCGGGGTGCTCTGCACGCAATAGGTCTGGGGGTTGTCGTCGTAGACGTTGGCGACCGTACCGCCAGCCGAAGAGGTATAAGACCCGGAAGGCTGATCCATGGTGCGATAGAGCACGTTCAGGACGTCAATCGTGCCCTTGGGTAGGTAGTACTGGTAGTTGTTGGCATTCAGCCCCAGAACGAGTTTGTTGATGGCCCAGTAGTTGATGCCAATGTTGGACAGGCTCGTCAGGAAAAAAAACAGCGACTGGCGCGCCGACAGGACTTGCTCGGAGGTCAGTTCCTCCGCCAACTTGCCGCAACGGCGAGCGCCGTGGTCAATCAGCGTCTGAACGCTGATAACGGTAGTACCAACGGTGTCCGAGTACGCCATGTCTTACCACTTTGAAGAAGATTTGTTTTTGGGCGTCGTGTTGACTTTGCAGTCAGCAAGATTGATTTTGCCACCCTTGGCATATTTTTTCCCAAGATCAGCCGCTTTTTGCTGTCGCCGAGTTCTCTCACTCGACACCTCCAGCGGGAATGCGCTGTAAGCGGCTGGATCAAATTTAGCCTTGTTTTCGTAAGACTTAGGCGCGGTCTTTTCGCCGCGACGCACCAAGCCTTGCTGAGCGTTCATGTAGTCGCGCAGATTGTCAAAGCCAGCGGCCTTGATCATCGCTGGAGTGACAACAGAGGCTTTGTTATTGGGCACGTACTGCTTGACAGCGCTCTTGGCTGGCGCGGCCTCTTCCTCGGCCTCAGCGTCTTTTGGGGCAGGCTCTACGGCCTTGCGTGCGGGCTCTGGAGCGGCCTGCTCCATTACCGGGGCGCGCTTGATTTGAATGTCGCGAAGATAGGAAACGTCTTCGTCAATTGGCTTTGACGACATAGGCTTGGCGTCTTCTTCAAGTTGCATCCATCCGCCGCCGGGATTTTTTTCCCAGTAATGCCCCGGCAAAACCTGAGTCGGCATTTCTTCCTGCTGAGACAGCCTCAGCCAATTTGGTTCTTTGTCTGTATCAGCCATGTCTTCTCCTTACCAGCCGGGGCAATCCCAGCGTTTAAGAGACGCCTTTGCTCGCGGAGCGTCCCCCTTTGAATGCTCGACAACACCCGACATCCGAGCGCAAAAAGAGTCCTTTCTGGAGCCCCCTTGCGGTTGTGGCGCTTTCAGGTGCGATCCTGTTTCCCGATTGTATTTGGCCCGGCCCTTTTCTGTAAGTCCTGCGCCCTTTTCAACTGGTAGTTTTTCACCCCTTCCCACAGCCAAAGCAACACCGCCATCTTTTTTCTTGGCGGTCTTTGCTGACTCTCGGAAAGCCTCAGCCGTTGGCGCGCCCGGGCTACCAACTCGGCGCATCTTTTCGCCAGAGCCCTCAGATATGCGCTCACGTTTTGCATTGATATTGGCATAGAGGCCACCGCCTTCTTTGAACTTTTTACCTTTATCGGCCTCAGCAAAATCTTTCCCCACTTTTTGAGAGATGCCGACCTTTTTGGCAAAGGCGGGGTTATGCGCCACCGCCTCCATCAAGTTGTGCTGGGCTTTAGACTTGCTAGGCATGGTCAGTCAGGATTTTTGATTAAGATGCCGCCCATGTAGCAACTGACCGTAAACGGACTGCCAGTGTTTGCTTTTACTTGAAACTGAAGGTCAGTCTTTTCTGGATGGGCAACTGGTATTGTGAAAGGCACTTCTTGCTTTTGCACAAAAGTTGATTGATGCGTCAGCGTAATCAATCCGTTATTTGCGGTGTTGTTGAATTTGTTGTACTCAGCGGCAATCATGTAATTGCTTGATGTAAAGCCAATGCTTGCATCATATTGTGAGTACGACAAATAGAACGTGTAACCAGCAGGGACGGTATAGATTGACATCTGAGTTTGACCAACACCAGCAGTCATTTTGGCGTATACAGTTGAACTGATAGACGCTGTAATATCACCAGTGTTTGTGCTATTCAGCATCGACATTTGGTTAATGCGCAAGAATGAATTGGTTGTGGTCACATTGGTTGTGCCATTTAACGCAATCGTTTCAGTCAAAGGGACAAAGCCTGCGCCCAAACCTTCAATCACTACAGAACGAGTAGTGTTGTCAGAAGCCGAACTGCTTACCAACACCAAAGGTGCGGCAGTGGATGGATAAGCGTAAGTGCCACCAGAAAGGGTCAAACCTTCCCACAATGGGCCTTGCGCCGTGCTACCGACAGCAGTCGAATAGCCAAAAATTTCTACTGGTGTG